ATAATGAAGCGTGGAACCAAGATTCCTTACGATTTGCGGGTCGAGGAAGAGATTCTACGTGCGAATATCGCACACTATGCCCTGCTTTGGGGCTTTACGGAGTAATTTTGGGGCGGTAAACCTTAGTAGCGGGGTGGCGCAGTGGTAGCGCGTTCGGTTCATACCCGAAAGGCCGAAGGTTCAATTCCTTCTCCCGCCACCATCCCTCTTCCTTAAACACCCACAATGCTGTTATAGTGTCTTCAAACCTGTAGGGAGATGCTTGCATGGCTATTTCTAAGCCCATGACACCGTCAGATATCTTGATGGCCACGTCAGAATCAGACGATATTGAGGTGGCAATCGCTGACCCCACTGAAGCAACTACGACCGAGCAAGAAGACGGAAGTGTTGTTGTTGACTTTGGCGGCGGCATGGACGCCGAGGGCGCTACAGATCACGATGCAAACATTGCGGAGTTCTTAGAGGATTCTGACCTTGGCACGCTTGCAAATGAGCTTGTTGACGGGTTCTTAGCCGACCAGAACAGTCGCAAAGAGTGGTCAATGGCCTACGTAAAGGGTCTAGACCTGCTGGGTATGAAGATTGAAGACCGCACGCAGCCGTGGGCTGGTGCATCAGGGGTCTACCACCCGATGCTGTCTGAAGCTGTGGTTCGCTTTCAAGCGCAGGCCATGGGTGAGCTTATGCCCGCCAGCGGGCCCGCACGTACTAAGATCGTAGGTAAGATTACCCCCGAGAAAACGCGCCAAGCGTATCGGGTTGAGCAAGAAATGAACTACCAGATCACGGAAGAGATGCCGGACTACCGCAACGAGATGGAACAGATGCTGTTTCGCCTGCCCTTGGCGGGTTCAGCGTTCAAAAAGCTGTACTTTGACCCCCTCGAAAAGCGCCCGGTGTCTATTTTCGTCCCCGCGGAGGACTTTGTAGTCTCTTATGGGGCTTCTAACCTGCGTACTTGCCCCCGCTACACCCATTTGATGCGCAAAACGGCCAACGAAATCGCAAAATTGCAGTCTGTAAGCTTCTATCGGGACGTAGATTTGCCTGATCCTGAGCCAGATCGCAGCGATATCCATGAGAAATACGACGAAATTGACGGCCAAGATCCGACATATTTGACTGACGATAACCGCTACATCATCCTCGAAATGCACGTCGATGTTGATTTACCGGGCGAATTTGCCTCTGAAGACGGGATTGCGCTCCCTTATGTCATAACTATCGACAAAAGTTCTAAGACAATCCTTTCTATTCGTCGCAACTGGTACGCTGACGACGAGGCTAAGAAGAAGCGTATGCACGTGGTACACTACCCCTACCTGCCCGGAATGGGGTTCTACGGCACAGGTTTGATCCACCTGATTGGTGGACTTGCGAAATCGGCTACGTCGATCCTACGGCAACTCATCGACGCTGGCACCCTGTCTAATCTCCCAGCAGGGCTTAAGTCGCGCTCACTGCGTATCAAGGGGGATAATACTCCTCTGATGCCCGGCGAGTGGCGCGATGCGGATGTTGCAGGCGGTACGCTCCGCGACTCACTATTCCCAATGCCGTATAAGGAGCCTTCTTCGGTTCTCTATACTCTTCTGGGCAACGTGGTCGAAGAAGGACGGCGTATCGGTTCCGTAGCCGACATTGCTATCAGCGACATGGGGGGCCAAGCCCCCGTAGGCACAACGCTCGCTATCTTAGAACGTAGCCTGAAGGTTATGTCTGGGGTACAAGCACGCCTGCACGCCGCTATGAAGGATGAACTTCGCCTGCTGGCTAACATCATCAAAGAGTATATGCCTCCTGAGTATGACTACGAGATCGAAGGCGACTTTAACCGTCAGGAGGACTTTGGTGGGCCCGTTGATATCATCCCTGTGTCTGACCCAAATGCTGCTACTATGGCTCAGCGGGTTATGCAGTACCAAGCGGCGCTCCAACTCGCACAACAGGCCCCACAACTCTACGACCTAGGTAAGCTCCACCAGCAGATGCTGGAAGTTCTTGGCATCAAGGATGCGGACAGCATCATCAAGCTGCCGGAAGACATGAAGCCGAAAGACCCGGTTACAGAGAACATGGCGATGCTCAAGCAGGAGCCCATCAAGGCATTCCTGTACCAAGACCATGAGGCGCATATCACGGTTCACCAAGCCGCGATGCAAGACCCCAAGCTGCAACAAATGATTGGCCAGTCTCCGTTTGCACAGGCTATCCAGTCTGCGATGATGGCGCATATCAACGAGCACCTTGCCATGGCGTATCGTAAGAGCATCGAAGAACAGCTTGGCGTACCGCTGCCTGCAGAGGATGAACCGCTTCCAGAGGATGTTGAAGTTCAACTGTCGCAAGTTGTAGCACAAGCCGCACAGAAGCTGCTCCAGCAGAACCAAGCCGAAATGGCCCAGCAGGAAGCACAGCAGCAGGCACAAGACCCGCTCACTCAGATCCAACAGAAAGAACTGCAGATCAAAGAGATGCAGGTCCAAGGCAAGTTGCAGCTTGAGGAGAAGAAGCTTCAGGTCACGGCGCAGAACAACGCGGCCAATATCGAAATCCAGCGCGAGCGTTTGGAAGCCGAGAACAAGCGTACTGGCGCTCAAGTCGGGGTGCAGCGTGAGGCAAACGAGCACAAGCGCGTGCTTGATCGTGCCAAGCTAGTCATCGACGCAACACGGAATACTTCAAATGGAAAGTGATATCTTTCTAGCCCTCCTGCGGCGCATCAACGAGCGCAAGCAGCATATCGAACAAGGTCTCGCCACTGGCGGGGCCAAAAACTTTGAGGATTACTGTCGTTTGGTGGGGGAGTACGCTGCCCTGAACGATACGGAAGCGGATATCAAAGATCTTGAGAAACGGTATATTGAGTTATAGGGTGATATAGTTTACTACTTACTAACATCGTGGGGTAGTCCCACGCAGGGTAACGACAGTACCTAAAACTGTTGCGGAGATTGAAATGTATACGGCTGACAAAGTCGATGACGCAGAAGTTCTTGCGAAGCTGCCTAACCCAGTGGGTTACCACATCTTGATTGCGGTCCCCGAGCTAAGTGACACCACCAAGGGTGGCGTGTTCATCCCCGACAAACTCAAACGTGAAGAAGAAACGGCCTCCGTTGTGGGGTACGTGATAAAGCTTGGCTCAGAGTGCTACGTGGACAAAGCTAAGTTCCCGAATGGCCCATACTGCGCCGAAGGCGACTTCATCATCTTCCGTTCTTACTCAGGCACGCGCTTCAAAGTGTCGGGTAAAGAGTTCCGTCTTATCAATGATGACACTGTGGAAGCAGTTGTCGAAGATCCACGGGGGTATAGCCGCGCATGAGTACCGATAATCAAAATGACGACGATATCGAGATTGAGCTAGAAATCGTTGACGATACACCAGAACCTGACCGCGGTAAGCCGAAAGCTACGGATACGCAGGCCGCTGCAGCTTCTGACGATGACGAAGATCTTGAAGGGTATTCCGACAAGGTAAGGAAACGCATCAACAAGCTGAAGTATGACTACCATGCCGAGCGCCGTGGACGGGAGGAAGATGTCCGCTTGCGTGAAGAGGCTATCAACATTGCAGTGAAGCTGAAAGAAGAACGGGACCAGATGGCCCGCCGTCTGGAAGCAACTGAGGATGTTTCGGTTGACCAAGTTAAACAGCGCATTGGTACGGCACTTGAACAAGCTAAGGCCCAGTTCAAAGCCGCTTACGAAGCTGGTGACGGCGATGCGCTAGCAGACGCCCAGATGCGGATGACCGAGCTCAAGAACGAGGAATCTCGTGTCAACTCTTTCCGCCCGCAGCGTCAGCAGCAAGAACAGCAGGTTCAACAACCCGCTCCGGCTCCAGTCCGCCCAGCGCCCCCGTCTACTCGTGCAACTAACTGGGCCCAGCAAAACGCTTGGTTTGGCAAAGACGAAGAGATGACTGGGTACGCTTACGGCGTCCACGAACGTCTTATCAAGCAAGGTGTTGCGCCAGATAGCGAAGAATACTATAATCAGATAAACGCATCGGTTCGCCGTGTGTTCGCAGACAAGTTTGATGACGAGAAAACTGATTTTT